GGTATTGAATATGTTGAATTGTATATTTCAAATATTACAAAGTTGTTCAGTACTGGTGAAACGGTTACAACACACGTTACCGGTAATACACAGATTCAAGTTAGTGCAACATTAATTGGTTCACTATCTGAAATTAAAATTGATCCAATAAATCGTGGTTTGTATTACAATGGATATGATCCAGAATTAGGTTATGATGGTGATCCTGTTACGATTGTTGGTGGTTTAAATCCACAATCTGCCAATCCAGTTGGTGCCTTGGCAACAGTTGGTACTGTTCTAAGAGGTTCTGTTAAAAACATTATTACTAGAAATGGTGGTTTTGGTTTCAGATACAATTCAATTGCACCAAACTCATCAATCATTGACTTTAAAGGTGGTTTTGCTGGAGGACTTTTAGGCTCAGAAGCCAAAGCTTTCATTTCTCTACTTGATGAAAACTATACACGAAATGTTAATGTTTCTGATGTTACAATTGAAACTGTATATTCACAATCAATTAATCAGTGGGACAACACCTCAAACACAAAAACAATTGGCCAAGTCACAACTTACCAAGATTTAGGTCTTTACAGTATTGCATATGTTGACATTGAATCTCAAGGTGGTGGATACCGACAAAAACCAGAGGTAGATATTTACAGTATGTATTTGGAAGATAGTGATGATTTATTAGTAATTACATCTTGTACTGCCGTTAAAGGTAGTCGCATACTAAGAGATTCTTCACAAGATTTAACAGATACATTTGAAGTTGGTGAAAAAGTCAAGTTGTTTTTAAAGAATCGATTTGAAGAAATTAGAACAGTTACCGAAGTCACCAGTGAAACTATTACATTAGATATTCCATTTGAAAACAACATTGACAACTTGATGGTATACAAACTATTGAGAAAGAATCTTGATGCTTTAGGTTCTCTAGGACGTATTGAGGTTCTCAATGGTGGCCAGAATTATAACGTAGGTGAATATTTGATATTCACATCTACTGGTGGGCGTGGTCTTGGTGCTAATGCTCAAATCACTGAAGTACACGCCGCAAACAATGGTGTTAAAGTTGTGGAGTTTAATGAGAAAAGTGTTGGCGCACTGACTGGTGTAACAATTTCTACCGCAGGAACAGGATACGGTGTTGGTAATACATTCACTGCAACTGGTGGAACTGGAACTTCTGCTGTGTTGACTGTGCTGGCTGTTAATGGTAGTGGTAATGTTACTTCAGTTAACGTTTCGAATTCTGGTAAATACATCACAAGTCCAACGACAACATTAAATCCTTTCACATCAAATACTGGTTCAGGTTCAGGCTTCAGAGCAAACTTAACAATCAGTTACGCACCAGAAAATATTCGTGGTGGTGAAGGTTATGATGCTGCACATTTACCATTAATTACAATCAACACAATCAGTGGAACAGGAGCTTCATTAATTGCCAAAGAGATTCTTGGTGATGGTGAAGAACTTGAATTGTCAACAACTAGAATTGGATCAATTTCATCATTGCGTGTTATCAGTTATGGTTATGATTACATCGCTTCACCACAAATTTCATTACGTAATGCTGATTTAATTGTATCAAATGTAACTGAAGGTCAAATTTTTGTTGCTAACACTAAAATTTATCAAGGCACATCAAATACAAACACAACATTTGTTGCATATGTTGACAGATATGTTTCAACAAATAACCACATGAGAATTTATAATTATAGTGGTACATTTAATGTTGCTACACAAATTATATCAAATGACAATACGGTATCCGCAAATGTTGTTACAATATCATACTATGGAGACGGCAAAGCTAAAGCTACGGCTGGTTTTGAGAATGGTTTGATTCGTTATCCTGGCATTTACTTAAATGAAGACGGTCAATTAAGTGCAGACAAGAAATTACAAGATTCCAAAAAGTATCATAATTTTTCATATGTTATTAATACAGAAAATGATTATGTTAAGTTTAAAAAGGCTTTGAATGATGTTGTGCATCCTGTTGGAACAAAAACTTTTGTTAATAGGATTAGTGCCAATGAAGCATCTGCGGCCAGACCAAACAATACAACAATATTAATTTCAGTACAAACTTTAGGCAATACATTCAATATTTCGAATGGTTCGAACAGCATGGTTGCTACAGGTGCATCGTCAAACCTATTATCTATTATTTCTGTTGGTGATTACGTTACATTAACATCTGTTGAACGCAGAATTAGTGGTACTGTCAATATTGGTGCGTCTTCTAATGTTATTGTCGGCACATCAACAAACTTTATCAATGATGTGCAGGCTAATGATGTTATTAAATTATCAACAGGTAATACATCAACTGTAACTGAAGTCATAAACGCAAACACAATCTATACGTATACAAATTTTGGTATTTCTAACAATACAGCAAATATCAGTTTGTTGTTCAATGACACAAAACAAGTTACTTTTGTTAATGCCAACACCATTTTAGTTAGTACTAATTTTACAACAAATTCGACCTTTGTGGTAACATATCACCAAAAACTTGAATAAATAAAGACATGCCTTCAATAATTACTAAAAACTTTTCAACCGAGTTAGCTCAAGATTTCACCTTTCTATTTGATATTGGTGCAAACGATTATTTGCCGCAATCTAAGAAGGCTTATATTTTTGCAATACTTGGTAAACAAATTCCATGGACCTCAGGAACAGAAGTTGTTCCAACACCAACAGGAAGTATACCATCACTTGTACAATGTTGGGATAATGCTATTGTTGCGAAAAGAATGTCATTGAATGATATTTCTTATGTTGTTCCGAGAAGAAACTGGACTTCAAATACTAGTTATTATACATATGATTCAGGCAACGCAAACTACTATGTTTTAAATAGTAAAGATCAAGTTTTTAAGTGTTTGGATAATAATGGCGGCGCAAATTCTACTGATGAGCCACAACTATTTCTATCGTCTACATCATTAGAGGAACCATATTTTCAGACTACTGATGGTTTTAAGTGGAAATATATGTACACTTTAAACTCTTCCCAAAAGGAAAGATTTTTAACTTCCGATTGGATGCCAGTTACTTACAATAAGTTTGTCCGTGCTGCTGCTTTGAATCGTAGCATCGACATTGTAAAAGTTACGAATACTGGTAATAATTATGTTGATGGTTCAACACAATCAATTATATCAATTAATGGTGATGGTACTGGTGCAGTATTAAAAGCTAACGTGTCCAATGGACGTATTCAAAACGTAATTGTTCAGAGTCGTGGTTTAAATTATACAAAAGCCAATGTGATATTTACAGACATTTCTGGCGGCAATGGGTCTAATGCAGCTGCTATAATTTCACTTGCACCACAGAATGGTCATGGTTACGATCCAATAGAAGAGCTTTCGGCCAACACAATTATGTTAAATGTTGATTTTGCCGGTAATGAGTCTGGTGATTTTCCAGCAGAAAATGAATTTAGGCAAATTTCATTGATTAAAAATCCATACGTTTTTGGAACATCAACCTTGGCTTCTGGTCAACTATATAACATATACACAAAGATTAACGTTTCTCCAGGTATTGGTGATTTTAACAACGATGAGTATGTTTATCAAGGTGATTCAATAGAGACCGCAACATTTTCAGCACAAGTTATTTCGTTTGATGAACTTACAAATAACTTATTCTTAAATAATATATTAGGAACATTTCAATCAAACGCAACCATCAAAGGTAACTTAAGTGGTGCGATTCGAGTTGGTGTTTCAAAAACAGACCCGGAATTAAATTTATATTCTGGTAAAACACTAATGATTATTAATCAGCAACCTTTGACTAGGGATCCTGACCAAACGGACCGAATTAAATTTATATTGAGTTTCTAACGAGGAATACATGACAACTCTTTTCAACTACGACCCATATTTTGACGACTTCGATGAAGACAAGAACTTCATGCGTGTCTTATTCCGACCTGGATATGCAGTTCAAGCCAGAGAATTAACTCAAGCACAAACCATCCTCGCAAACCAAATTGAAAAGTTTGGCAATCACATTTTTAAGAGTGGTAGTCCAATCGTTGGTGGTAAAATCTCACTTGATGACCGAGCATATTACATTCAATTAAACACACAATACAGTGGTGAAGATGTTGTATTGGAAAATTGGTTAAACAAAACAATCATTGGTTACAACACAACTAAAATTGTTCGGGCTAAGGTTATTTCAATTGATAATACGACAACGAATCCTATTTTGATTGTTAAGTACCTGAGTGGTGAAAAATTTGTTGAATCTGACGAAATGAAAATTTCTGGTCAGAACATTTTTGCACAAGCTTTAGCAACAAATGCTGTTGGTCGTTCTTATGTTGCCAGCATACAAGAAGGTGTATATTACTTTAAAGGTCAATTTGTAAAAGTATTACCTGAATTTTTGGTACTTGAGACATTCTATCGCTTAGGTTATGACACAGCAACAATTAACGTATTGCCATCATATAAAATTGGTATTGAATTTGACCAAGAAATTTATGATGAGATTGATGATGCTTCATTGTTAGATCCTGCTCAAGGTTCATTTAACTATCAAGCACCTGGTGCCACACGTTCAAAACTTATCACCCGACTATCAAAACGCACACTAGATTCAGCAGACGAATCTGCGTTCTTTGAAGTTATACGTGTCGTTGACGGTGTTAAAACTAAAGAAGTTGCTTATCCAATTTACAGTGAAATTGAAAAGACTTTGGCCAGAAGAACTTTTGATGAATCTGGCAACTACACAGTTGATCCATTCGTATTAACATTAGAAGAAGAATATGCAAATCGTGCTAACAACAACTATGCTGATCCAGATTACTTCAGTGTAATTTTAGATCCAGGTAAAGCATATGTTGCTGGACATGAATTCCAAACAATTGCACCAACTAAGATTGGTGTCTATCGTGGTCGTGCAACAGCTAATGTTTCAGATTATGACATTCCTACAAATTACTCAAGTTATGTTGTTGTTGAAAATGTTCAAGGTACAACAAACCTTGATATTACTACATTCCCAACATTAGATATTCACTGTGTACCTAAACAATATATTGATAAACAAGGCACAGCATATTACAATTCCACAAAAATTGGTACGATTCGTGTCAATAACATGAAGTATAATGGTGCAACCACAACAACATTAGGTTCATCACATACACATAGATTGAATGTTTTTGAAGCTAACACAACACCAATCATTGGTAACCTTGCTTCTTCTGGTAACGCATCCGCAAACGTTATATTGCCTGCCGCATGGTGTACAACATTACAGGCAAACTCATATCAAGGAATGTATTTTCACATCACTGATGGCGCTGGCGCCGATTTGGCACCAATTAGAATTGAATCTTCTGGTTCAAATTTTATTAGATTAGATTCTAGCTTAACATTTACTCCTTCTTCAAATGCATTTACGATTGAATCCGGTTTCTCTGGTGCAGAATCGCTAGTGGTTCGTTCTGGTGGTGCATTGCTTTGGGGTGGTGATATTAATGTTGAATCAAGAGATTCTTCAGGTGATGCTTATATTACAGAAAAGAATAAAGATAGTTTGTTGTTTGCAATTCCTTTTGAAGCTTTAAAAGAAGGAACAATCACAAACTTTGATTTCTTTGCGAATAAAGTTTATGCAAACAAGTTATCGGACGGCGGCGGTGTAATTACAATTTCCACTGTTGGTACAGATACGTTTGCTTTTGCTGGATCAGGCGGCGTTTTAGGTGATACTGCTATTCTTGAAAACATTGTTTGTTTGGTTCGTTCTGACACTTCTTCAACAAATTCGGCATCAGGTATTGCTGCAAACACCATTTTATCATTGGCTAATAACTTATTTACGGTTACTGCTGTTAATAGTACAACAATTCAAGTTGATTTGAACACCGCTGCAATTCGTTGTGATTTTATTATCAAAACAAAAGTTAATAATGCAGAAGATGGTACAAACGGTGCAGTCAGAACAAAATCTTTATTTCCAACAAATGATTATTTGCACGAAAGAGTTCCATATATATTGGACGATGTAGACGCTTTAAACGTTGGCAATACAGGCACGGTTACCGCTATTACTGGAGGCTATGTTTTTCCAAGTATTGGTGTTACACACTATGATTTTTCGACTATTGGTGGTTCTTTTCCACTAAACAATCTTAAAACTCCTGGTGTTCCAGTTAGTTTACAAGTATCTGACGTTTATGAAATTGTTAGGATTGTTGATTCAAAAACAAATACCGGCAATATTACAATGTCAATGTTGACTAATCCAGCACACGATGTAACTGACCACTATGAGTTGGACAATGGCCATAGAAAAACACATTATGACCATGCAACAATTAAATTGAAACGTGGTTATAGTTCACCAACTGGTTCATCATTGATGATTCAGTACAAATATTTCAATCACGCCGGTGCACCATCTCCACAAAATAATGGTTTATTTACTGTTGATTCCTATACCGGCTCAACTAATTTAACATATAATCAATTACCAAGATTCTTCAACCGTGAAGATGGTAAAATTATTTCATCACGTGCAGCTTTAGACTTTAGACCAACTAGAGATGTTGCAAGCACCGTATTAACAGGTGCAGTTAATCCTGACCCAGATTCTTTGGCTGAATTGTCTTTTGAATATTATTTGCCAAGAATTGACCAGATTGTTGTCAAACCTTCACAAGAACTTTCAATCATTAGTGGTAAACCTGATGTTACGCCTATTGCACCACCAGTTGGTCCAGAAGATTTACATCTCTACACAATGTTTGTGCCTGCATATACTGAAAGTGTTAAAGACATTCGTGCTGACTTTAAGAATAACAAACGTTACACAATGAAAGACATTAGTGCTTTTGATTCTAGAATTAGAGGGTTAGAATACTATGTGTCGTTAAATACTTTAGAAAGAAATGCAAATGATTCCAAAGTATTGGATGCTACAGGATTAGAACGATCCAAATATGGTATTTTAGTTGATAACTTCTCTGATAATTCTGTACAAGCAACATATGGCGATGCTGGTTTTGATAATCGATGTATGGTTGATAATGGTTTATTAAAACCGGCTTCGTTGATGCGTACAGTTAAGATGATTTGGAATCCAGCTGCTTCGTCTGGTTCATATCGTGCTGTTGGTTCTGGTGACAAAAAATCTTTGATGATGGATTTTACATCATTGGCATTTGCTCAACAAGATTCTGCAACGAAGACTGTAGGTGTGGCCAGTGCTCTGTATGGTGCATTTAGAGGAAATATGAAATTGTATCCTGAGTATACAGCAGAAGCTGATACGGAAACAACAGCTAAAACTACACTGAATTCAACGCAAGGTATTGAAAACGCATTTAACTTTTTAAATAATTCATTTAGATATATTTCAGACCAGAATCCAGCTTGGGATAATGATAAGAATAATCCATTCGGTAAAGTTATTGATTCAAAATGGTACGAAACAACTTCAGATTCAACTTCAGTAAAAGTAACAAGTAGTGGTTCTGGTTATGATTTGAAAGATGCTGATTTTGGAACATTACAGACTACAACAAATAGTGTATACATCAAAAAAGGTGCTCAATACACACAACAACTTCTTGCTGCTCCAACCACAAGTCTTGTTGACCTTGGCAATTATGTAACTGATGTTTCAATCAATCCATATTTAAAACCAAGAGCAATTTCTTTTGTTGGTGATTCATTACGACCAGACACAATATATTTTGCTTTCTTTGATGGTGTGTCTGTAAATAATTATGTTGTTGTTCCAAATAGAATTAAAACAACTATTGGTCTTGCTACAAATGGATTCCAACCAGGTGAGCTTGCAGTTATTGCTGATGACCAAAATGAAGCTGCAACATATTTGACAAATTATAAAGCTCGTTCTGGAACTTATAAACTTGTTAGAATTATCAATGCTGACACCGGAAGAAATGTATCTTTAATTAATGAAACAGGCGTTTCACTACAAGGTAAATATATCAAGGGTGTTAACTCCGAATCGATACGATATATCGAAACTCTAGAAGAACACAAGTCTGGAGTAACACGTGCCGTTGGTGCTACAACTATTACTTTAGCTGCAGATGCACCATCTTTTAATATTGCTGCTTCGGCCAATACTAATGTGTTGTACCTTGTAAGATCAATTGGTACTACTGCTGAAGAACAACAAGGCACTGTTGAGAGTGCCGCTTCAGGTGCAACTATTTCTGGTGCAATATTTAATGTTATTGCTTATAATACATCAACAAAAGTTGCAACTGTGCAACAAACAACATCATCAACACAAAGAAGTTTGAGTTGGTCTTACTCTTTAGGTTCAAATAAATCCACTTCAACTGGTGATGTTGGTGGTGTTTTATATCCACCTAAAGCGACATTTAGAACAGGTGAACGTGTATTGCGTATTACCGAATCTTTCAATAACACATACGATAAAGATGCTATTTCATTCACTGAAACTTCTTTTGTATCTTCTGGTATTGCTCTTAAGAAAACAAATCTTCTTAATACTGTTTATAATTTTGGAGTTTCTACTAAATTTACAGGTGAAACAACGTCTAAAGTTCTTTCAAGTTCTACCACATCATCAGTTCTAACAAGTACTGGTTATAACCCACCGCCGGCCGCAGAAAGCAAAACTCCAGCTGCCGTTGTTGACCAAGCAGTTGTTACTAATGTTGTTTCAGTACCATATGAGGATCCATTGGCTCAAACATTCTATGTTGATCCTGAAAAATATCCACTAGGTTTGTTTGCTGAAAGCATTGATTTATTCTTCAGTGCTAAAGATGATACTTTGCCAGTTACTGTTCAAATTAGACCAACTGTTAATGGCGCACCATCTTCAAATTTTTGGTATCAAGAATCTGTAACAACAAAAAAACCAGAAGAGGTAAATGTTTCTTCTTCACCGAGTGTTGATGTTACTTCAACAGCTACTAAGTTTACATTCCCATCACCTGTGTTTTTGAGTCCAGGTTTGTATGCGGTGGTTATTTTGTCTAATAGTCCAGATTATTTAATGTGGGTCGCTGAAAAGGGTGCATTGACAACAACAAATAAAACTGTGTCTACAAACCCATACGTTGGTACTTTGTATAAATCACAAAACTCAATGGAATATGTTCCATTCTTAAATGAAGATTTGATGTTCACATTGAATCGTTGTAAGTTTACAACAGGTACATCTGCGTATTTTAGTTTAGAATCAGAGAAGCCACCTAAAACATACTATGTTGACAAGTTTAGATTGTTGGAAACTTCAATTAAACCAACCTCAGATTTTCCTGTTGCGTCTAATTATTATTTTGTTTCAACACCAGTTGATGGTGCCAAAGAGACTCAATATAGAAGTTTAATTCCACAAATTAAATATGATTGTGGTTTAGATAATAAATACGCACTTGGTTCTAGAAGAAAAGAATTGGTAGATAAAGGTGACTTTACAGTTAAGTACCAAATCTCGACAAGTACAGATACTATTTCTCCAATCGTATCATTAGAAAGTTTGCACTTAAACGTTTTTGAAAACTTTATTGATAATGCAGAGATTGATAGTGAAGACTTCAATATTATTAGTCCTGGTGCAGGCTATGCAAATTCAAATACTATTGTTATTAATTCATCGACAGGTGAAGGTGCAACAGTGTTCATGTCATGTGATGGTGTAAAAGGTAACGTTCTTTCAATAAATGTTTCTTCATCTGGTTTTGGTTACTTAGATGATTTTACAATTTCTTTTCCAAATGCAAACACTACTGCAAACGTTACCTCAAACGCAACGATTGTATTAAATTCTGAATATGACAGTTCTGTTGGTCCTTGTTTGGCCAAATACATTACTAAACCAGTTGTTCTTGCTGATGGTTTTGACGCAGGTGATTTGCGTGTCTATATGGCAGTTAATAAACCATCAGGCACAGATGTTATAGTATTCTACAAATTGTTATCTTCATCAGATTCAACACCATTTGGAGATAGACGTTATCAGAAAATGGAATGTTTTAATCCAACAACAAGCGTTTCTGTAAATGAATCCGATTTCTTTGAATTTGAATTCAGACCTTCTTTAACATTAGATTCGGCAACATACACATCTGATAATGGTGTGACGTACAATACATTCAAAACATTTGCAATTAAGATTGTGATGATTTCTTCAGATCCAGCTGTTGTTCCGTCAGTCAAAGATTTGCGAATCATTGCTTTACCAGCAGGTTGATAAGATGCAAGTAAAAGTTGAAGGAACAAATTATGTTAAGGATATGAGCAACAAGGCTCTACTTAATACCAATAAAAGTGCTATCTTAGAAAATGAAGCTAGGAAGAAAATAAGACAAAATTTATTGTCTAAAAATGAAGAAATAAATACATTAAAAGAACAAGTATCTTCGATGAATGATGACCTTAGTGAAATTAAAAACTTGTTAAAAACATTACTAGAAAAAAAGAGTTAAAGGTTAACGATGCCAACGACTACTATACCAACGATTGCCAGAAGCGATACCATTGACCAGTGGAGAATTCAGACCAACAAATCAGCAACAGATTTGAATGATTTGGGGTTTAACACATATAACAAAGACCAAGGTCAATTACTGATTTCTAATACAGCAAATATTTCCATTACGGCATCGGGTACTCCACTTTCGGTGGCAAATAATGTACTATTTCAAAGTAACTTAACTCTTGCCAACAATATGTTTTTGGGTGTTGTTGGTGCGGCAACCGGCAACTTAATCGCAGGCGGAACAATCAGAGTAACAGGTCCAGGAACAGCATTAAATGTAGCCAATAACGTCTTGGTTGGTGCGGATGTTCAAGTTGTTAACAATGTATATGTGCAGAACATTACTGCAAACGGCAACGTGTCAGTTACCCGAAATATTACGAGTGCTGGTGTGTTGAGAATGACTGGTATAGCAAATGTCATTTATGCCAACACAGGCACGGCAACTATTAATCGTGTCTTAAGTACTTACGTGTATGCTGATGATGTATTTACTCCAAACTTGACAGCTGCTGTGGCCACAATTGGTGTATTGAATTATTTGCCATATGCAAACATTGGTACAATCGATAACAATTTATTAAATTCCAATGATATTAATTCGAACACATTAGATACAACATATGGTAATGTTACTGTATTGGTAGCAAGAACTTCTGCGAACTTGGTTACATTAACATCAAATGTTGCAACAGTTAATACTGGTACTGTTCAGAATCTTGTTTCTACAAATTCTACAATTACTAACGGCATCATAACTACTGGTAATGTTATTACCTTGTCATCTAATGTTGCCACAATTAATACATTGACTGCATTAGTTGGAACTACAATTACTGGTAACGTTGTGACACTCACTTCAAACGTTGCAACAGTTAATACTGGTACAATACAAACATTGTTATCGAGTAATGCTAATGTCACAAATGCTTCAATCACATATTTGTCGTCTTCAAATACGATTACTGCCAACACATTAATTTCAAATAACATTGAAGTTTCCACTGCAAATGCCGCATGGATTAATGTATCGAATAATTTGAGTGTAAAAACTGGTGGCTCAATTCGTGTATACGCAAATACAGTAGAAGATGAAGTATTAACAGTTGATGGTAAAACAACTCTACAAACAACATACATTCGTGGTAACATTGCAGTTGAAGGAACTTGGACCGCATTGGGTAATGTTGAATATGAAGTTAGTGAATTTACACTAAATGCAAATACACCAACTAATGCTGATGCATCTATAAGAAATAATCGTGTAGTTGGTACGGATGCGTTTATTCGCTGGGATGAAACCGATGACCAATGGAAAGTTTCCAAAGGTAACACATACTCAAGTTTGTATGGCATTTTGGATGCAAGCTTCTTAAATGCAACAGTAACAAGTAATAGTACAGCAAACGTTGCAACACCAAGTGCTGTTAAGGCTGCATATGATACCGCAGTTGTTGCTGGTGGTTATGCCAACTCAGCTTACACTACTGCCAATTCTGCCAGTTCTTATGCAAATTCTGGTTACACTTCTGCAAACTCCGCAGGTGTTTATGCAAATGCCGCATTCTTGGCCGCAAATACCGCAAATACATTCTTAATCGACACAACAAATACTGTTGGTATTTTTGCAAATGGTGCCTATACACGTGCAAACGTTTCACAGTCACATGCAAATGCAGCTTACGCATTAGCAAATACAATTGCATCCGGTTCTGCTGCTGGTGCTTATTTACATGCTAATGGAGCTTTTGATTCTTCAAATACAACATTAACATTTTCAACGTTCGCTTACAGACATGCAAATGCAGCATATTCAACTGCAAATACTGGTGTAGCACAGGCTGCGGTTGCTGACCAAAAAGCCGTTACATCTGGAATTTATGCTAACTCAGCATATGCATTAGCAAATACAATTGCTGCTGGTTCAATTGATACTTACGCAAGACCACATTCCAATGGTGCTTTTGATTTAGCAAATACGACCAACACTCTTGCAACTGGTGCGGTACAGAAAACATCTGCATCATCACAAACTATAGCAAGTGATTTGTTAATTAATGGCGATGTAACATTATCTACTGCAAAACGATTGCTTAGTTATAATGCTATCATTTCTGGTGATATTCGTGCAAATGGCAACTTTGTGGTTGTCAATAATGGATTGTCTGATACATCTGGTCCAACACAAAACGGTGGTGTCAGAGTTAAACGTGGTACTTCAAGTGATGCATATATAAGATGGAACGAAAACGTAAGTCCTCCAAGATGGCAGTACAGTGATAATGCTGGTAACTTTACAGATTTTAATGCAGCAAGTTTGTTAGCTGCGAAAGCAACTAATATTGCTGGTGGTTCCTCGAATAGAATACCTTTTCAAACACAGGCAGACATAACATCATTCATCGAAGCACCAACTCAAGCCAATCGATATTTGCAATACACTGGATCAGGATTCTCTTGGGTAGCAATCAATGTTGATTTGACAACGTTGAGTGCCAGTAATTTAACATCAGGAACTGTGCCACAGGCTAGAATGTCTGGTTCATATACAATGGATATTAATGGAAGAGCAACAGTAGCAACTAGCGCTGACTCTGTTCCTAATGGTGTTACTACAACTCAGAGTTATTCTAATCCTGGTTTTATTGCCAGTTTAGCGTATAGTAAAATAACTGATAAACCAACTATTCCTACTAACACCAACCAGTTAACTAACGGAGCTGGATTTGCAACAGAAAGTTATGTAACTACTAGAGGTTATGTTACAAGTTCTGGTGTCACACAGGTTGGATCAGGAAATGGTTTAACTGGTGGTACAATTACTTCTACTGGCACATTAAGTATGAGTGGTTCATACACTGGAAATTTTAATGTTTCTGGCACTATTACTGCTGGTGGTAATGTTACTGCTTTCTCTGATAGAAAACTTAAAGATAACCTTGAAAAGATTAGTGATGCTCTTGCAAAAGTTAGACAACTAACTGGTTACACATATACCAGAAATGACCTTGATGATAAAACAAAGAGACATACTGGTTTGATAGCGCAAGATGTTGAAGCAGTTTTACCTGAAGCTGTTGAAGAACATGGTGGAATTAAAGGTGTTGCTTATGGCCAAATGATGGGTCTAGTTTTTGAAGCTATCAAAGAGTTGGATGATAAATTAGAGGAAATCAAGAAACAACTTAACAAATAAAACTTATTGTACCCCGATTCATTATAAATAAGTAAAAGTAAGGAGTTTCTTGTGGCTGAATTTGTAGAACTAACCATAGATCAAGGTGCAACATTTAATACTGTCATTACTGTAAATGACGGTACCGGCGTAGGTCAAAACCTTGTTGGTTATGTTGCTCGGTCACAAATGAGGAAATCATATTATTCCTCTTCAAAAAGTTCATTTAATGTAACGGTTTCAACACCAAATATTGGTGAAATCACCATGGCCATGACTGCAGCCAACACTGCCAATCTTACGCCTGGTAGATATGTTTATGATGTAGAAATTGATAACAATTCTGGTGAAGTCACCAGAATTTTTGAAGGTATCATAACCGTTCTACCTAACGTAACGAGATAAAAATGGCAATACAAGTACAAGTAAAACCACAAAAAACAACCATTTCATCTGTAACAGTTGCACGAACAGCAAATCTGAATTTGTCGCAATTAAACAATGTTGAGACCCAAGGCGCATTGGATGGGCAAGTGTTAACATATGAAGCTGGATCAGGAAAATATGTTGTCAAGGATGTACCCACAGTTAGAGGCGGTACGTTCTAAGTGTCAACCATAATCATAACCAAATATTCGGTATCTAATACCGCACCAACTCCAGGACTGTTAGATACTGGTGAATTTGCATATTCGTTTGTTTCCAATAAGATGTTTATTGGTAATGCAAATGGTTCTTTTGATGTTATTGGTGGTAAATATTATGCAGACTTAATTGAAGCACGAACAAGTGCGTCAACAGCAAATACTATAGTTAGTCGTGATGGAAATGCAAACATCAGTAGCAATACGTTTATTGGTAATTTGCGAGGTATTGCAAACACTGCAAACGCATTTACTACTCCAGTAAATTTAAACTTTTCTGGTCATGTATATGGTAATGTGATTGTTGGTGATGGTGAATCTAATCCTGCGACCGACATATATTTAAATGATATTATTACTGGTGGAGTTTTTGGTAATTCTACACACATTCCAGTTATCTCGGTTGATTCCACTGGTAGAATTATTAATGTTGCAAATGTTCAAATTGTCACACTAGATAGTTTTGACAAAGCAAATTCTGCGGCTAACACGGCCAACGCAGCCTTTGCAGCTGCTAATGTTTTAAATCCAACCAGCATACAAACAATATCCAATACAGCTAATGCTGCATTGGCTTTGGCAAATTCTTCTTATATACATGTCAACAGTGTATATGATTTAGCAAATACAATTAACACCAACGCATTATCTGCAGGTGTATATGCTAATGCAGCTTTCTTGGCTGCAAATAATGCAGTTGATCCTTGGGTTAGAGATGCCGCAAACTCTGCAAGTTCATATGCTAATGCAGCTTTTCTTGCGGCTAATACTGTTGCCAACACTGCGTCAACTGCCAACACGCAAGCAAATCTTGCTTTTAATACCGCACAAGCAACTTCAAATTTAGTAGTATCGTTATCCAATACGATATCGATTGTTTCAAATTCGGCAATATTAGCATACAACACTGCACAGAACACAGCAACTGACGTTGTTATTGCTAGTTCTTATGCAAACTCAGCTTACATACAAGCTAACGCTGCATTCACAAATTCGAATACAAAACTTTCAGCATCTGGTGGTACAATTGCTGGCAGTTTAGTTGTCACTGGTAATCTAACTGTATCTGGCAACTTAACTTATATTGATTCCACTCAGTTAAACATTGGTGATAACATCATCACATTGAATGCTGACTTAGGACAATCTGCGACACCAACACAGAATGCAGGTATTGAGATTGAACGTGGTATCGAACCAAATGCAGCTATCACTTGGGATGAAACTGGTAATAGATGGTTATACAGTGATGGTAATAACTCTATTCAAATTGGTGCCGCAAGTGATGGTGACTATGCTAACTCAGCATACTTACAAGCTAATGCGGCATTTGCTGTTGGTTCTGTTGTAACAATTTCTGCAGAAGCGGCTTTCGCCAGAGCTAATCTTGCTAACAATAGAGCAGTTGTTTCTGGTAACTATGCTAACGCTGCATATACTCAGGCAAATACTCCGAGTTTTGTTGCCAACTCAGCTTGGTCACATGCAAATGCAGCTTTTGAAGCTGCAAACACATTAAATCCAACATTTGCACAAGCTGCTTTTAATCAAGCAAATACTGCCAACACTAATGCAGCTACGGCAGACCAAAGAGCAGTAACTTCAGGTTCATATGCAAATGCAGCTTTCAATCAAGCCAATACAACAAATACTCAAGTAACATCTGCATATATTCACGCAAATGCGGCTTTCAATCAAGCCAATACTGGAGGCAATGCTTCGGTATATGCAAATGGTGCATTTAATCAAGCCAATACCGCAACATTAATTGGTTTGGCTGCATATGCAAAAGCAAACTCAGTTATTGATTTAGCAACAGGTATTCAAGCGTTAAACCATGCCAATGCTGCTTTTGATGGAGCCAATCTTTCATTTACGATTGCAACAAGTGCTTTTGCATACGCTAATAGTTTATCTGTTACTGCTGTTGATAATTTTGCCAGAACACATACAAACTCAGCTTTTGAAAATGCAAATACTGTTGGTCGATATGCCAATGCTGCTTATGTGCAAGCAAATACTGCAACAACTGCAGCTGCACAGGCCGACCAACGAGCTGTTACATCTGGTGACTATGCTAACACAGCTTTCATAACTGCCAACACAAAACTTTCCGCAGCTGGTGGTACAGTTTCTGGTGACTTGACAGTTTCTGGTAATTTGGTAGTTTCTGGCACATCTGCAAGATTGAGTGTACCAACATTGACTGTTGAAGATTCGATTATTGATATTAGTGCCGAAACGATTGGAACACCAACGCAAAACTCCGGTATTCGTGTCATTCGTGGTGATGAAAATCCAGTATTGCTTCGTTGGAATGAACTGGTAAAATCTTGGCAATATACTAATGATGGTGTTTTATACTCCAACATTTCATCTTCAGCCGCAGAGTCATACGCTAACGTTGCATATTTACATGCTAATGCGGCTTTCATTCAAGCTAACACTCCTAGTCATACTGCCAACTCTGCTTCTGTTTATGCCAATGCAGCATACAATCAAGCAAATGTAACAACTTTACATGCTAATGCTAGTTATATACAGGCAAATACTGGCACACAATATGCACAATCAGCTGGTGTTTATGCCAATGCAGCCTTTGAAGCTGCTAACACAGCAGATCAAAAAGGTGTAAGTGCTGGTTCATATGCCAACTCAGCTTATGCTTTTGCTAACGTTATTGCATCTGGTTCGGCAACTGCTGCGTTTAATCACGCTAACGCAGCTTACGATCATGCAAATACCAAGTTTGCTTCTGCTGGTGGTACAATTTCTGGTGACGTATCTATTACTGGTAATTTCACTGTTTCAGGTACAACAAGTTATATAAACACAGAACAAGTTAATATTGCTGATAATATTATTAACTTAAATTCTGATTTGGATCAATTTAGTTTACCATCACAAAGTGCTGGTATTTCCGTTGAACGTGGTGCTTCCGCAAACGTTGCTTTGTTGTGGAGTGAAGTAAATGACAAGTGGACATTTACAAATAATGGTTCAAACTATTTAAACATTGCAAGTGATGCGGCAGAGTCTTATGCAAATGGTGCTTTTGCTCAAGCCAATACAGCAAACACTAATACTGCAATAGCTGATCAGAGAGCAGTAACATCTGGTGAATACGCAAACTCAGCATATACACAAGCGAATACTGCAAACACAAATGCAGCTACCGCAGATCAAAGAGCAGTTACGAGTGGTTCATATGCCAACTCTGCTTATGCATTGGCCAATACTGCCGACCAACGAGCAGTAACCTCAGGTGACTATGCTAATTCCGCATTTGTTGCAGCTAATACGGCAGACCAAAAAGCAGTAAGCTCTGGCTCATATGCTAACTCAGCATACTTACATGCTAATGCTTCTTTTGTTGCAACCAACACAATAAATGAACAGTCAGTAACTTCTGGCTCATATGCTAACTCTGCATACATCAAGGCTAACAGTGGTTTCGATGCAGCTAATACTGCCGACCAACGAGCAGTTACATCTGGTGTTTATGCTAATGTCGGATACACTCACGCCAATGCTGCGTTTGTTGCAGCTAATACCGCAGATCAAAAGGCAGTTACATCTGGTGACTATGCCAATTCAGCTTATACACAGGCTAACACTGGTACGCAATATGCAACAAGTGCTGGTTCATATGCTAACTCAGCATATACAAATTCCAACACGGCAAGTCAACGTGCAGTAACTTCTGGTGCTTATGCTAATGCAGCTTACTCACAAGCAAATACTGGTACACAGTATGCGACAAGTGCTGGTGTATACGCTAACGCAGCTTTCGACCACGCCAATACTAAGTTTGCTTCTGCTGGTGGTTCAATTACTGGTGACGTTGACATTACAGGTAACTTAAATGTTTCTGGTTCAACAACTTATTTAAATACACAACAACTTAATATTGGTGACAATATTATTAATCTGAATGCTGACTTACCACAATTAAGTCTTCCTTCTGAGAGTGCAGGTATCTCCGTTGAACGTGGTGTCTCAGCAAACGTATTAATTTTATGGAATGAAACTGCGGACAGATGGACATTTACAAACGATGGTACAAACTTTCGGAATATCGGTTCAGATTCTGGTGAAACATATGCGAATGCTGCTTTTTTACAGGCAAATACTGGTACAGAAATTGCACTTACTGCTGGCGACTACGCCAACTCTGCGTTCTTAGCCGCAAATGTTGCTGACCAGAAAGCAGTATCTGCAGGTTCTTATGCTAACTCCGCATACACCAATTCTAACATTGCAAGTCAGAGAGCTGTAACATCAGGTTCATATGCTAACTCTGCGTATTTACATGCTAATGCGGCTTATATTCAGGCCAATACTCCTAGTCATGTTGCAAATTCTGCCAGTTCATATGCCAACGGCGCATTTGATGCGGCCAATACGGCAGACCAAAAAGCAGTTTCTGCTGGTGTATACGCTAATGCTTCTTACTTACATGTTAATTCTGCATTTACATTATCCAATACTGCAAATCAAACGGCAACTGCGGCAAGTTCTTATGCCAATTCTGCTTACAACTTAGCAAATACAATTGCTTCTGGTTCAGCTGCTGGTGCTTACTTACATGCCAATGCGGCATATGTTCAAGCCAATACTGCATATGCTGACGCAACGGCTGCTGGTTCTTATGCTAACTCAGCCTATACTTTATCGAATACTGCCAATCAAAGAGCTTTGACTGCAGGTTCTTATGCTAACTCAGCATACACTCAAGCAAACACTGGAACTCAGTATGCACAGGCTGCCGGTGATTATGCTAACTCGGCATATCTACACGCAAATGGTTCTTTCATTGCGGCCAACACCGCCGATCAGAAAGCTGTCTCTGCTGGTTCATATGCCAATTCTGCATATACATTATCAAACACTGCCAATCAAACATCAATTTCTGGTAGTTCTTATGCGAATAGTGCTTTCGTTGCGGCTAATACGGCAGACCAAAAAGCAGTGTCTGCTGGTCTCTACGCCAACTCAGCATATGCATTAGCAAACACACTGGTATCTGGTTCAGTTGATGCATATGCAAGACCTCATTCGAATGCGGCTTTTGATTCAGCAAATACTGCCGACCAAAGAGCAGTAACTTCAGGTTCATATGCTAATTCCGCATATGCGTTAGCTAATACAAAATACTCAGCTTCTGGTGGTACGATATCAGGTGATGTAACAGTTACTGGTAATTTAACAGTTTCTGGTAATGTTGTAACGATTAATGCAACAAACTTGAGCATACAAGATAACATGATTTATCTGAATGCTAATAGTAATGTTTCTAATCCTGACCTTGGTTTTGCTGGTAACTACAACGATGGTGTTTATCATCACACTGGTGTATTCCGTGATGCGACCGATGGCACATGGAAATTCTATTACAATTATGATCCTGAACCAGACGCATCACCCTACATCGATACGACACACGCATCATTTAGAATTGCTAATTTAACTGCAAATCTTATCACTGACGTTGCGTTTATTCGTGGTTATGATCCAATCAGTCATGCTAATATTGCATACAATGTTGCTAATGCGGCATCTTCATATGCTAATAGTGGATTTGTAAAAGCAAATACTGCAGACCAACGTGCCGTAACTTCTGGTGATTATGCTAACTCTGCATACGTACAGGCCAATACTGGTACGCAATATGCAACAAGTGCTGGTTCATATGCCAATACAGCATACTTACATGCCAACGCAGCTTACGTTGCAACAAATACTGCAACACAATTTTCACAATCTTCTGGTGAATTTGCAAATGCAGCTTACGCAGCCGCAAATACTGCTGACCAGAAAGCGGTTTCTGCTGGTGTTTATGCTAATGCATCCTTTAGTAAGGCCAACACCGGTGTAACTAATGCGGCTACGGCAGACCAAAAGGCAGTTTCAGCTGGTGAATATGCAAACGCTTCTTACATACAAGCAAATACTGCAACAACCAATGCCGCACAGGCCGACCAACGTGCTGTTACATCTGGTGTATATGCCAATGCTTCTTATATTATTGCCAATACTGCAAATCAAAGAGCAGTCACATCTGGTTTATATGCCAATGCAGCTTACACAACCGCAAACACTGGTGTAACTAATGCAGCTCAAGCTGACCAACGAGCTGTTACATCTGGTGATTATGCCAATGCTGCATACACACAGGCCAACACTGCAACCACTGATGCAGCAACGGCCGATGGTAAAGCACTCACTGCAGGATTCTTTGCAAATGCGGCTTTTGGTAGAGCTAACACTGCAAACACAAATGCTGCCACTGCTGACCAAAAGGCAGTAATTTCTGGTTTATTTGCAAATGGTGCATATGGTGCCGCAAATACCGCATATGTACATGCCAACTCCGCATACAATTTAGCAAACACTTTAATATCAACTTCAGTTGATTCGTATGCTAGACCACATGTGAATGCAGCTTTTACTGCAGCTAACACAGCAGATCAGAAAGCAGTTTCAGCTGGTGTATATGCCAACGCAGCTTATGTTCAAGCAAATACTGGAACACAATATGCAACGAGTGCTGGTTCTTATGCCAACTCTGCATACACGCAGGCAAATACTGCCACATCTAATGCTGGTGCCGCTCAAAGTGATGCTACATTGGCAGGTATTTTGGCAGCTGCATCATACAATCAAGCAAACACACTTACTGGTTTTGTGGCCAGTGCGTCTTCTTATGCCAATGGTGCATTTGCGGCCGCAAACACCGCAGATGCAAAATCTGTAATATCAGGAGGTTACGCCAATTCAGCTTACAGTCAAGCAAATACAGGCACTATACTTGCACAGGCAGCATATAATTCTGCCAACACAATTATAGCAGATTCTCTGGCATTCTCAATTGCACTCGGATAAATAAATTATTCAAGAGGTTATACATGGCAAACAGTTTTAAAAATAGTTTAGTCCAAGCAATTGGAACAGCAGCAGTTAACGTATATGCATCTGGCATTGGCGTACAATCTACTGTTATTGGTTTTACAATATCAAACGTAACATCGGCCGACATTACTGCAAATGTAACAGTACATTCTGGTGGTAATACTTCATTCATGGTCAAACAAGCAACAATAGAACCTGGAAGTTCCATGGTTCCAGTTGGTCAATTACAAAAATTAGTATTAACGAATGGTGATTATTTAAGAGTTCAAACCAACACAGCATCATCAGCGGATGTTATTTTAAGTGTGCTTGAAATAAGTTAAAAAAATGACAATAAATTACCTAGGCGATCAAGCTAAGAGTCAAGCAAAAAGAGTATCGAATACAGCTAATTCTGCTTTCATTGCGGCTAATACAGCCGACCAGAAGGCAGTTTCAGCTGGTGTTTATGCTAATTCGGCATATGCGTTTGCTAACACAATTGCTGGTGGTTCAGCAGCTAGTGCATACTTACACGCCAACTCATCATACATTCACGCCAATGCTGGATTCAATCAAGCAAATACTGGAACTCAATATGCTCAGTCTGCTGGTGTTTATGCTAATGCTTCTTATACATTAGCTAATACAAAATTTGCATCAGCTGGTGGTACAATCTCTGGTGATGTTATTGTTTCTGGTAATTTAACAGTATCAGGTGCAACAACAACTGTGTCATCCGAGATTGTTAAGATTGCAGATAATACGATTGATTTAAACAGTAACTTTGAATCTGGCACACCGACTGAAAATTCTGGTATACGTGTCATTCGTGGTGATGAATTACCTGTTCAATTTCGTTGGAATGAAGCAAATGATAATTGGGAATTCACTAATGACGGCATCAACTTCCGTTACATAGCTTCATTATCTGCAGAGTCTTATGCTAATGGTGCTTTTGGTTTTGCAAACAGTGCTTCCAGTTATGCCAATGGCGCATTCTTAGCGGCTAATACGGCCGATCAACGTGCTGTAACATCTGGTGTATATGCCAATAATGCATATCTACATGCAAACTCTGGTTACACACAGGCTAATACTGCCAACACAAATGCGGCTACTGCTGACCAAAGAGCAGTTACCAGTGGTTCATATGCCAACAATGCATACTTTCATGCTAATGCCAGTTATGTTCAGGCTAATACAGCAGTTGGTAATGCTTCGATTGCAGACCAGAAAGCGGTCTCTGCTGGTGTGTACGCAAATGCCGCATATGAACAAGGTAACACTTCTTATGTTCATGCAAATGCCGCATACAATCTTGCAAACACATTAATATCAGGTTCAGTGGATGGTTATGCAAGGCCACATGCCAATGCTGCTTTTGTACAAGCAAACACAAATGCAACCAATATAACAATTACTGGTAATTATGCTAACGCTGCATATTTACAGGCTAATACTGCAACAATTAATTCTTCTGTTGCTGACCAAAAAGCAGTAACATCTGGATCATATGCTAACTCAGCATACACACAAGCTAACGCATCATACACTCAAGCAAATACAGCAACAACTAATGCGGCTACGGCTGACCAAAAAGCAGTAACATCAGGTGTTTATGCTAATGCAGCTTTTGATGTTGCTAATTCATCATCATCTTATGCAAATGGTGCTTTTGTTGCGGCCAATACGGGTATAACAAATGCGGCAGCTGCCAGTTCTTATGCCAACTCGGCGTTCATTCATGCCAATGCATCATACCAATTCGCAAATACAATTGGTGGTGGAGTTAGAGGTACTTTCATTGCACGTAGTTATGTTGCTGATGGTATAAATGTAAATTTTGAGGTATCTAATACCGCATCTGAGAGTAGTATCTTTGTTACTCAAGATGGTGTTGTACAAGCTCCTTTTTCAGACTACACAGTTTATGGCACAACATTAACATTTACTCTTGTACCTGCAGCCAATGTTGACATTCAGATTAGAGAATTGTCTGTTGCTGAGACTGCTGCTTCAGATAATGTTGCTAGAGGGTTAATTGTAACAGTTGGTTCACATGCCAATGCAGCTTTCAATGTTGCAAATTCAGCATCTTCATCAGCTATTACTGCAGGTTTAGATGCAATCACTGCATCCAACTTGGCAAATACTGCCAACTTAACTGCAACAAGTGCTGGTGCTCATGCAACTGCCGCTTACGCATTAGCCAATACCATTGCTTCAGGCTCAGCGGCTGGTGCTTACTTACATGCCAATGCGTCTTATGGCGTTGCTAATACTGCTTCATTGGATGCATTGTCAGCTGGTTCATATGCTAATGGTGCTTTCTTGGCAGCCAATACTGCTGACCAAAAGGCAGTGTCTGCTGGTATATTTGCCAATGGCGCTTTCTTGGCAGCCAATACCGCAGACCAAAAGGCAATAACTTCTGGTGTGTTTGCTAATGGTGCTTTTATTACGGCAAACTCTGCAGGTGTTTATGCTAATGCTGGTTTGTTGGCAGCTAATACGGCCGATGAAAAGGCAGTAATTGCTGGCTCTTATGCCAACTCAGCATACACAACCGCAAATTCTAAACTATCATCATCTGGTGGTACAATTTCTGGTGACTTGGTTGTTTCTGGTAACTTAACAGTATCTGGCCAAGTAACAACAATCAACACAGAAGTAATTGCTCTTGCAGATAATACGATTGATTTAAATAGTAATTTTTCAACAGGAATACCAACTGAGAATGCTGGTATTCGTGTCATTCGTGGTGATTCAACACCAACACAATTACGTTGGAATGAGACAAGTGACAAGTGGGAATTTACAAACGATGGTTCTTCTTACAGTTTTATTGCTTCAGCTGCGGCAGAATCTTACGCTAATTCTGCATACGCATTAGCAAATACTATTGCTTCTGGTTCAGCTGCAGGTGCTTACTTACATGCCAATGCAGCTTATGTACAAGCAAACACATCATCTCAATATGCTTTGTCTGCCGGTTCATATGCTAACAGTGCATATATTCAGGCTAATTCTGGTTACATTGCGGCCAATTCTGCAGGTGTATATGCTAACTCAGCATTCTTAGAAGCCAACTCGGCTTATGGCCAAGCAAACACAGCCACAACAAATGCATTGTCTGCGAGTTCATACGCTAACTCTGCATATTTACAGGCTAATACTGCAAATACAAATGCGGCTACGGCAGACCAGAGAGCAGTAACATCTGGTGTATTTGCCAATGGTGCTTTTGCCGCAGCCAATACTGCAGACCAAAAGGCAGTGTCTGCTGGTGTATTTGCTAATGGTGCATATAGTTCCGCTAATTCAGCATCTAGTTATGCTAATGGTGCTTTCGTTGCGGCTAATACTGCAGACCAGAAAGCAGTCTCTGCTGGTTCATATGCTAATGGTGCTTTCGTTGCGGCTAATACTGCAGACCAGAAAGCAGTCTCTGCTGGTTTGTATGCTAATGGTGCTTTTGTTGCGGCCAATACTGCAGACCAGAAGGCGGTAACTTCTGGTGACTATGCTAATGCATCATTCACCTTATCCAATACTGCAAATCAAACTGCAACTTCTGCTAGCGTTTATGCTAATGCAGCCTTTGCAGCTGCCAACTCAGCAGTAGATACATGGGTTCGGACAGCTGCAAACAACGCTTCAAATTACGCCAACTCAGCATACTCAACTGCCAATACGGCATTAATTAATGCTGGTACGGCTGACCAAAAAGCAGTAACTTCAGGTGCATATGCCAACTCTGCATACTCTCAAGCAAACACTGGAACAATTTTAGCTCAAGCATCTTTTGATTTGGCCAACACACTGTCTGGTGGTTCTTCTACAGATGGTTTTGCTAGAAATTCTGCCAATGCCGCAAGTTCATATGCCAACTCTGCATATCTACAAGCTAATACAGCAAACACAACTGCAACTTCCGCTGGTGTTTATGCGAATGCAGCCTTTGCAGCTGCTAATAATGCAGTAGATACATGGATTCGTACGGCTGCAAACAGTGCTTCTAGTTATGCTAATGGTGCTTTTGCCGCAGCCAATACTGCAGACCAAAAGGCAGTGTCTGCTGGTGTATATGCCAATGCAGCTTACACACAAGCTAACTCCAATTTTACAAGTGCAGTCACTAAGCTGGTGGTTACAACTCCTGGAATTTCCTACAGCATTGACCAATATGCAGGAAACAATCCTACAATATATGTCTCTGCTGGTGAAACAATAGCATTCTTTTTAGATAATGTATCTGGTCATCCGTTCATGTTGCGTGAATCAGCAGGTGGTACAAACTATAATACAGGTTTAACACACGTTTCTGTTAATGGTGTGGTATCAACAGGATCTAGCGCACAATCTCAAACCACTGGAACCATCTATTGGAAGGTGCCTTTTGATTTAGCAGGTTTGACTTATGTGTATCAATGTTCAGTACACTCAGGTATGGTTGGTAACATTGTTATTCAACAACCAGTTTCTTCTGTTGCATCTAATACCACATTGGCTTTTGCTCAAGCCAATGCAGCCTTTGCGGCTGCCAACAATGCAGTAGATACATGGGTACGTTCAGCTGCAAACTCAGCATCTTCATATGCTAACGCTGCCTTTGCAGCTGCTAATACTGCTGACCAGAAAAGCGTAAGTGCTGGTGTATATGCTAATGCAGCCTTCACGGCTGCTAACAATGCAGTAGACACATGGGTACGTAATGCGGCAA